GAAGCCTACATCGGTGGTGCTTGGTATGTCATTCACTCTGAAGATGTAACAGCTGATGGTTCTGTTATGGTCAGAGATGATCACGGACACTACGAACAGATCAGAGGAAATGTATCAGCTAGAACAGACGGAACTTACAGCGTCTTTGCAACTGGTTCTACTGATTCTCTGTAATTAGATGTCTTTGATCTTTACAGAGCAACTCGATAAACCGAGTCAGCTAAGGTCTGAACCGTCTAATTTACTAAGACCTATCTTTGGTGCTTTGTATGGTTTTGATTCTACTGCTGTAGCTCCTGCTAATACATTTACTACTTTAACAATAGCAGATACAGACACCAACGCTATAGGTGCAGCTGATACAATAACCTTTACAGTTCAACCTTCAGTGGCAATAGCAGCTAGTGGTACTTTAACTTTAACAGGAATGCAAGGGACTCAAACAGCTGACAATGCTTCGTTGACAGTAGGTGGAGCAGGAGCTGCAATCTTTGGATCAAGTGGTGCGTGGACACAGTCAACAGGTACTTTAGTTTTAACAGTAGCAGGTGGACAAAGTCTACCAACAGGTTCAGATACTGTTATTACTTTTACTTTAACTAACTCAGCTTCAGTACAAAGTGGTAAAACAGTTAGTGTTAGTTCTAGTACATTCACTACAGCTAACGCTACAGGTACTGTGTTAGATGCAATCGCCATATTCAATGTCACCACAAGAAACACCGAAGCAAACATTTTAGCAAGTACACCAACTAATCCAACTGATGAAGTTAACATCGCATTCGGTACTGATACCAATGACTTTTATATTTATGCTGGAAGTACTTGGTACATTTATAAGAACGAAACTAACTTCAACGACTCCTTAACATTCCCAACCATCGAAGTATTCGACAACGAGTCAGACTTTATCTCCGACACAGGAGCAGACGACTACACCATCGTACACGCAAAAGACACCGACAAGTTGTATGTGTGGGATGGTAGTAATTGGTACAAGTACAACAACGATTCAACTGTATAATTTATGAGTACACTTACAACACATACCACAGCTACTAGGGCAACTCCTTCAGGCAGTAACATTGGGCTTTGTAAATTTAACACAACTAGTAAAGCCATCGAAGTATCGGATGGTTCAAATTGGGCGGTTTATGATTATGATAATATATCTTACCCTAATGCTTACAGTGTAGACTTTGATGGAACAGACGACCATGTTGCTATCAGCTCCTTTAACTTCGCCTCTAATAAAACATTGAGTTATTGGGTTAAGTTTGACGCTATTAATTCCGCTGGTGTTTACATCTTCGGTACGGGTAGTAACTATTACACCTATGTAACAAGCGATGGTCAGACTATTTATTTGTATGACGGTTCTGTCACCGCTTTAACATTAGGTGCTACTCACGCTATTACTGCCGGAGTTTGGACACATATAGCAATCGTAGGCAGTGGCGGTACGGCTACACTTTATAAAGACGGCGTATCAAGAGCTACAGGTACAGACAGAACACCAACAGGGGTAAACCGATTTGCTGGCGATAGCGTAGGCGGTACTCGTTTTGTTAATGGATTAATGGATGAAGTAGCTTATTGGGATTCTGCATTATCCGCTTCTCAAATAGTTGAAATTTATAATAACGGATCACCAATTAACTTATCATCATACAACCCTGTTAATTGGTGGAGAATGGGCGATAACGACAGCGGTACGGGTACTACTATAACAGACCAAGGAAGTGCAGGTAATGACGGCACGCTTACTAATGGTCCTACATTTTCAACAACCGTCCCATCCTAACAGCTATGAGAACATATGTAATCATTGATTCGTCTGAAGTATCTTCTATAGATTTTAATCAAGTCTTACAAGACAGCGAAAGTAGTTTAGTTTATTCATTAGATGGATCGAAAGCTTTGTTAAAGTACGAAGGCGACCAGCCCTCCTTCCTTAGCGGTAAACAAGAGTACACCCACTCCGAGATACTAGCGATCCTAGCAACGGATGAGTGGTCAAGTAACGAACCCTTTTAATTAGCTATGCCAACTACAATACCATCAATCACTTCATCCACTCGTCCAGGTAGTCCCTCGACAGGTGATGCTTACTTTGAAACGGACACGAAGAATTACATCATATACGATGGTGCTAATTGGCGAGGGTATGAAGCAGACTCTCAGACATTACCTGCAATAACCAACACCTATTCGTTGTCTTTTGATGGTAGCAATGATTATTTAGATACTGGCAGTAAGTATGATTTTGTTCAGCAAACATCTACCTTTTCAATTAGTTTTTGGGTAAAGTTTACAAACCACGCTTCGACAGCAGGTATTCAAGGATTATTAAGTACAACCTATACAAGTTCATTTAAAGGGCTTTATGTTTTTTACGACAATAGGTCAGGAAATAAAACACTAAAAGTTCAAAACTCCGCTTCATCAGCAGTTACCTTAGCGGTAAATAACGGCATTACTGACAATGACTGGCATCACATAGGAATTACAAGTTTGTCTGGTGGTGATTTTAAATTGTACAAAGACAGTTCACAAATCGCTTCGTTGTCAGCACCTGCCACTACTACAACATCAGCCAACAATAATTTAAGAATAGGTCGCTCAGATGTTTCGGGCGGTGGTCATTACTTTGGAGGTTTAATTGATGAGGTATCTATATTTAATACTGAATTATCAGGCACTCAAGTAACTGAAATATATAACTCAGGCACACCTAACGATATTGATTCTTTAAGTCCTCAGTCTTGGTGGAGAATGGGTGATAGTAATAGTGGGACAGGTAATGTCACGGATGATGGTCTTTTGAGTAATACAGCTACTGTTAACGGTGCAACTTATGTTTCAGGTGCTGGTAACACTCCTTCTTAATTATTATGAGAACATATGTAATAGCAGATACTTCCGAGGTTAGTGGTTTTGACTTTGCTCAACTTGTTGACATTGATGAATCGTACAGCAGAAAGAGTTTAGACGGTTCAAAGATACTTGCTCGTTACGAAGATGGACAACCCTCTTTTCTAAGCGGTAAAACCGAATACACACACGCTGAAATATTAGAAGTGTTAGCCACAGATGAGTGGACTTCTGACGAACCTATCTAACCTATGCAAGAAACAGCACAAGGGCTATACAACTCCTTAGAGAACCAAAGGTGGTCTTTCTTGGATCGAGGTCGTACCTCATCTGAGTTAACTATACCTTACATAATGCCTCCCGATGGTCATAGTCACGCTACTAAGTACTACACACCATATCAAGGAGTAGGAGCTAGAGGAGTAAACAACCTAGCTTCTAAGTTATTGTTAGCACTGTTACCACCTAACGCACCTTTCTTCCGTCTTGTTATAGACAGGTATGAATTAGATAAAGCAAAACAGGAGTTAGGACCAGAGGGAGGAGAGCAATTACGATCTGACTTAGAGAAAGCTTTAGCAGATGTAGAACGAAGTGTATCTCAAGAAGTAGAAGTTGAAGCATTTAGAGTGGGAGTATTTGAAGCGTTAAAGAATCTATTGGTCACAGGTAATACTTTATTGTACCTACCTGATGATGGAGGGATGAGAGTGTTTCGATTAGATCGTTACTGTGTAAAGAGAGACCCAATGGGTAATGTAACACACATAGCTATTAAAGAAACTGTTGCTCCTATGATGTTACCTGAGTCTGTAAGAGAAGAGGTGTATCGTCAAGAGAAAGAGAATAGTTGTGATCTATATACCTCTGTCGTTAGAGAGGGAAATGAATTTGTAGTACAACAAGATGTAAAAGGAATTGTTATAGAAGAGTCAAAGGGTAGGTATCCTATCGAGAAGACTCCCTTCCTACCTCTTCGTTATACAAGAATAGATGGTGAAGACTACGGTCGTGGATTTGTAGAGGAGTACATTGGTGATCTTAAATCTTTAGAGTCGTTAACAAAAGCGATAGTCGAAGGTAGTGCAGCAGCAGCTAAGGTATTGTTCATGGTTAATCCTAACGGTACAACCAGGGCTAAGACTTTATCTGAAT